CTTTACTTTTTGGTTTTGCGGGTTTTCGTGGTTTTTTTCGTTCCGCCACTGGCTTTTGTGGTGTAAGGGGCTTTGCCTAGCTTGGCCATACGCGCTTTGTATGTACGTACCAGCCATGCATTCGCATACGCGCTTGGATACACGTCAAACTTGCGCTTGGCTTCGGCCTTTACGCGAGCATAAAGCGCCTTGTTAGTTGGGACGTTTTCACTGGCCACAGCTACACCGCATCTTTTTGCTGCCTTTCTTCATGCCCTTCTTTTTCTTGGGCGGACGGCCTTTTTGTGTGCCGTAAGTACCTGGACCCTTAGGCATGACGCAAAATGCGACGACATGCCCAGTCTAACGTCCCAAATGGTTGCGGACTAGAACCGGCTCGCGCGCCTGACGCTCCTCACACCTGATCCGCTGCAGGTCACTTGTCCTTTGCCTTTTGGCAAAGTTACCTAGTCACCTTAGTAGATGCGATAGCTCGTTGCTCCCAATGTCTCAGGCTTGGCAAGGTTGAACTGTTGCAACACCAAATACCCAAAAGCGTCAAAAGCGTGGTCCACTCCTAGATTTTTGTTGGGCAAACCAGTGCCTGGCGCGTAGGTTAGCGTTCGCAACGACTTGATCAACTCTTTGCAACGTGGATGAATCTTGACCCGACGCGCTCCAGAAGCATCCATTAAACCCGTGTTGACCGCTGTAATCTTGTCGCGGATCTTCCACGGCGATCTGGGGCTCTGAACCGTAAAACCACTGCGCCTAAGGATTGCGTGGTCCGTTACGCCCACACCGCTTGTCTTTCTTGCACCGCCTGTAGGGTCAGGACACGCAATAATTCGACGATCCACCCCATACCTACGGGTAACTTCGTCGGCAAAATCCCAGGTTGTGGCACCGCCGGTCAGCGTGATTTCGTCAAACACGTATAACGTGTCGCCATCCTTGACTGCACAGATCCCGCTCATTGGATCCACGTTGAAGTCAACGCCCAAAAGCAAGGGTTGAATCGAAATATCTTTGGCCTCTGTTGAAATGTTGTCGTCCGAAAAGCTGATGGCCACCAAACCAGTCAGGTTCTCGAAGGACGCTTCAAATTCCTGGCGGAACGTGCGCGTATCAAGTTGAGCGCGGGCTGCTTCGACCTCGTGCTTACTGACGTTTCCGCCTTCAATCGTCGTATAGCTCCATCGTTGCCATTCGTTTGTTTCGTCGTCTGGGACATAACACCACAAGTCATAAAACCAGCTAGCTGTACCGTCTGGCGTCGAAATAAACAAAGCAGGTCGAATAACCTCAAACCAAACCTCTGAATCCATAAATGCCGCTTCATCCAGCACTACACCGCTCAAACTGCGGCCCCTCAACGCCATTGCGTTCTCAGTACCCTTCAATTCAATGGTTGAACCGTTGATTAGCTCGATTCGTAGGTCCGTCTCGTTCTTAGTCCTAATCCAGACCTTTGGAACTAGCTTTTTTAACGCTCTCCATGCAATATCTTTGGCCATCCGATAAGTCGGAGCGCAATAAAAGAAGGTTTCGCCAGGCCTGTTGAGCGCTCCACGCAACAACTCAACGCATGAAAGGTACGATTTGCCGAATCGACGACCGGCAACTAAAACCCGGAAACGTTTGTCGCTTGTAAAGACCTGACCCTGTGCCCATCTCAGGCTTACGGGCTCCGCTTTTGTGCTCATGGCTATTACATTACACAGGTTTTCAACCCCTACCCCTCTCCTCGCCGTGCCACAACGCAATGTGGGAGGTTATTATCTGGAAAAAGGTCGATGGGTTGATGCCTGAGCCTCTAACGGATCGCACCACACAAATCAAAGAAGATCGCATCAGGCGGCTCTATCGACGACAGCTTGATGGGCTGTCGGCTCGTGCGCTTGTGTACGACCACAAGGAGAAAGAACAGATCTCAATCAATACGGCATGGCGCGATTGGGCAGAAGTTAAAAAGCTCGTTGATGAAGACTGGCAAGCTGACCGCGAAAACATGCTCGCGCGTCTTCAACACATGCGCACCAAACTGTTTCATCAAGCCCTCAAGAAGGGACAACTGCAGACCGCCAGCCAGGTACTCGACTCCATTGGACGTGTCATCGGTGAGTCCGTTGAAACCGTCAACATCCAAGCGCCTGAACTCAAGATCTCGATTGAAAATAAGGACGACTGATCCAGCGTTTTAAAAACTTGACCCCTGCCCCCACTTAGGGGGCTTTTTTATTACACGAATGCTGTTGAGCAGATATATATGCAGGGTACCCGTGTGTCGATGTGGCGCTGAGATTTTGCAACACCGCCCCCCGGCTTTTTGCGGCGTGCGGTGTTGATGAGTTTTTAGTTTTTCTTCTTGTGATATTGCAATAAATTTGGTACACTGTAGGAAGGGAGAAACAATTCTTCCAGAACCTCGACAATCTGACCAATCCTGGGAGCGAAACGCACCAATCAACGCAGCCTATGGGTGAGCGTTGCAAGGTGTCGCGCCAGTTCTGCAGTTTTTGCAGCCTGACGAGAGCGCTCCCAAGGAAACCAAAAGATCAATTCGATTTATCCGATGAACTCATCAATCCAACTGTTAGCGGCTGTTGTGGCCGCTGCATCGTTTGGCGTTGCGGTTGCTCAAACTGCGATGCTTGAGCCGATGCAACAGCATTCAGGGACGCAACGTTACGTTCGCGTGGTGCGTTGAGATGACGTTAAAAACTGCGTTATTTCATCTGTCACGGGTCTCGTCTAATAAAAAGACGGGGCCCATTGCTGTGACAACCACCAGCAAAAACAGCTGTTCAGCATCCTGTGGGATGCGTGAGGTTTGTTATGCGGCTTCAGGGCCGTTAGCGCTCCACTGGGCAGCTGTGTCTAATGGTTCCCGCTCCAAACAATGGCGGGAGCATTTAGCGGATCTGGAAAGCCTGCCGCTTGGTTCTCCTCTTAGGTTGAATCAAGCTGGTGATCTTGTGGCCAATGCGTCCGGTCGATTGTCTCGTGCTTTTATTGACGGACTCTTGTCTGTCGTTAAAAGCCGCAGGCTGCAGGCTTGGACGTACACGCACCACGACCACACAGTGGGAGACAATGGCAAGCTTTTACGGCGTGCTAATCGCGAGGGACTGCGGATCAACGTTTCAACTGAGACCGAAGAATCAGCAGATCGCGCGATTGCTTCAGGCCTTCCGGCTGTTCTCGCTGTTAGCAGTGAGGAGACTAGAACGGTTTGGAGAACACCTGACCGCAACCTGGTTAAGGTTTGCCCCGCTCAATTGCGGGACACTGACTGCAATCGTTGCATGCTGTGCCATAAGCGTGGCTCAAAGGTGATTATTGCCTTTTTAGCCCACGGCTCCCGCAAGTCTCGCGCCAATCAACAGCTCAACCATGGAACAGTTTAAATCGGTCGGTGCTTGGATTGCTGCCAGTGATTCAACCACTGAAGCGCTTCTAAAACGTGTCGTCGCAGATATTGCGGCAGACCAACTTAAAGAAGCGAGGCTAAGACGGCGTCAACGTTTGGAGGAGATTAACCATCCCCCAGACTGCGGCGTTTGGAACCTTACTGACCGCCACTGATTGGCGGTCCTTTTATTATGTCAACGCACGAATTCACAGCCGCAGACTGTACATGGGCAGATCTGCACTTTTCAGACTTAGAAGAAGCTCGAGAGTATCTCGACAGTCTGATTGAAGCTCGAAAATCCTTGCAAAGTATGCGGCGATTAAAGGCGTTCGCAGAATCTGACGCTCCAGACGCTGACATTGCCCGAATTGATCGGGGGATTGCAGAACTGGAAAGTCAGGAAGAGGAGCTGGCGACGTTAGTCGCTGAATGTTCCATGAATGCATTATTTGACTGAGGCCCTAACGGGCCTTTTTTTATGCGGAGAGCCGGATGAGGCATTCTTCTGCCCTGCATTCTTCGAGCTTGGCTCGGACCCAGTTGAGACGCCCAGCAACCCTACGGCCATCGTTAGTGTCCTTGTAGCAGTGGAGAGCTTCTAGGAGGAGCATCCACTCATCAGCGCAAAAGTGAATGGTTTTAGTGGGCGCTGGGTCGGTCATGAATGGGCGCTTGCGGTTTCCTTGAATGGTCTGTATTGTAGTACAAGAGTCAAGGGGATCAACCTTGCTCCGCTCCAAACATCAATCTATCAATGGATTCAACCGTTAGTAGCACGTTCTTTTTTAAGAACGGCTCAACAGCAAAATTTAGAACCGGCTCCGTCACCTTTGAAGACGGCTTGAACGTTGCGACAGTAATGATCGCCAACGACACGCTGTTAGAAGCAATGGCGGATTATCTGAGCAAGCAAGACGCCGAAACACTGGCCCGCTTCGTTCACTTGTTCTCGCCTCGCGTTTTGGAGGCTCAAGCTTGAAACGCCCCAAAGAGGTCCGAGACCATCACATCAATGAGGCAAAGCGTTGGCTAAGCCTTGGCCACGCTCCAACTGCTGTGGCAACTCGTCTGCAACGCAAGTTTGGTATGAGCAGGCCTCAAACCTTCCGTGATGTCGCTACAGCCTCCACAGAGCTTGATGGCGAAAACATGGAACTTGATGTTGACGTGGAACTTCCACCGATGCTTCAGCAACGTGACGCCATGTTGCGTGACATTAATCAGAACTGGATGGAAGCTTCCGACCAGCACAACACAAAGGAGATGGAACAGCTTTCACGCACGTTTGAACGTCTCTGCCGTATTGGCGGTCACGAGTCTCACAAGTTCTGAGACTGTTGTCTCACATAATCAAATCAATGAACTATTTCCCCAATCGCCTCACTAACGCTACCGCTCCAATGCCCGTCAAGGTGGCAACAGATTGGAAACCTGTAGACCGGTGGACTCGTGCCGGTTCTTACGGTCGTCTGATCAAATGTCCACACTGCGGCCATGAGAAGCGTGTCTATCACTTCTCTTGGTGTGCTGTGACATGCCAAGGCTGTAAGCGCATGGTGGACAAATATGACTTCACCTTCAAAAAATGACGTTTACAGATCATGAGCTGGAACTGCTGGTTGACTCAATCACATGGGAGCTTGACTTCTTGGAGTCTTCCGGCTGGCACGAGTCTCCGCGCCATCAAACCCTTACCGAGCTTCAAACCCGCATTCAATCATTCCTTGATCACCAATGACTATTCGCACTGACGACATCGACGATCTTCTGCCATCCGAATACAAAGATCCTTGGCCACCTCTCTCTGATGAAGAGATTGAAGAACGCCAACGCCAAGCCGAGTGGGACGACTATTACAACTCGATCCCTGACGCTGCTGAACGTAACCGCAAT